TAAACGAGACGGCACTATCTATGAATGACCTTGGTACTGCCTTGGGATATGTAGGTCCATTAGGAGCGCAGTTAGGTGTAAGCTTTGAAGAAACAGCAGCACTACTCGGTATTCTTGCAGATAATGGTTTTAAAGCATCTAAAGCGGGTACAGGACTTCGTTCTTTCTTTATTGCGGCAGCAAAAGACGGCAGGCCATTCAATGAATTTATACAAGATGTTGCAGATAGAAACTTAGATGCCGCTGAATCAGTTCAAGTTTTTGGCAAGGTGGCTGCTTCACAGTCAATTGTATTAGGCGACAATGTAGAAAGATATAAACAGCTTTCTTTAGAATTACAAACTTCAAATAGGTTGTTCGACGCTAATGCAGTTCAAATGGCTTCAACGCAAGGTCAGATTGATCTTCTTTCCTCAGCTTACGACAAGTTCTCTACGAGACTTGGAGCATCTATTACACAGACAAAAATCTTTATAAATTTAATAGCGATATTAGATAAGCAAGCATCCGGTCTTGCGGGAGCTTATAGAATTTTAGCTGATCAAACAGAAGACACAAAGAATTTAACTGATGAATTAATTGAGTCTTTTAGAAAGTTTGAAAAAGGCGAGGATAGCCCGATAAGCCAAAGTGAAGCTCTCGGTAGAGCGCTTAGGGTAGTTGGTGAAGAAGGTGAGTTCTCTAAGTCAACAATAGATGAAACATACAGTTTATTGATGTTTTATTTAAAGCAAGGAAAAGACTTACAAGAGGCTTTTGCTATAGCATCTGAAAAAACAGGTAGAGGTCAGCTAAGATTGCTCACAACGACAAAGGAACTTGTTGAATTAATGTATCAACAATCAAAAGGTATTGATGAGGCGTATATAGCTCAAGAAGCCAATAACAAAGTTGTTAAGAGATACAAGCAGGAATATATGGAGCTACAGGCTTTAACAAAGTCTGGTATAAAGGTAGATAAAGAAAAGCAACAGCTTCAAGAGCAGATAAACATAGATATTGCAAGATACTCTGGAGAATTAGAAGGTATAAGATCTATTGGAATTAGCCGCAACATAACAAAAGAAGAAGAGGAAAGACTGCAAGTTCTTGAGAAAAGAATAGCCTTACTTAAGCAAGAAAGTGAAGCGATAGGAGAGCTTAAAGTATCAGATAAAACTTTAGCAGACCAAAGAAAAGCTAAAGATAAAGAAGCTGAAGATAGATTTAAAACAGAGCTAAACGACTATATCGAAAGAATAAAGGAGACTGAAGATGTAATAAATAATCTTAGGGTTGAGGTTGGTGAAAGTGCTTTCCCTACGCAGGTTGATTTATTGAATGGATTCTTTGGTGGTGCAGAAGACATCATCGCTGAAGCTACAAAAAGATTTGGCGCAAACTCTAAATTTGTTAAAGGTTTAGTCAAGACTTTTAAAGATACTGCTGACGAGATAAGCGTTCAGTTACCAAAGGAGGTAGGCGAAACATTAAACTTAGCTCTAAAAGGAGTATTTGGTGAGGATGGTGTTGATTTAGCTCAGTTGCAATTTGCGCCTGTATTCGGTCCAGAGGAATCAAAGACTCTTGGAGACAGATTTAAAGAACTATTTAAAGGTATAGATTGGGCGGATGTAATGGTTGATTCTATAGATACCGCGGCTGAAGCCTTAGATGGATTTAGCGATGTAGCTTTAGAGAACACTAAGAATAGATTAGATCAAGAAATAGATCTAATAAGAAACAGATATAACATTGAAGGAGATATTCTTAAGTCTCAATTAGACAATCAATTAATAACCGAATCTCAGTTTAGACAAAAACAAAGTGAACTTAGAAAAGCGCAGGTAGCGGAAGAAAATGATATTAATAGACAAATATTCAATGCTGAAAAGAAGCAAGATAGACAAGATGCTTCAACCGATTATCTGCAAGCGATAGCTTCTATTATACCTACATTGATTGCATACGATAAAACTGCCGATCCAGTAAGTGTGTTGACTAAAGCAGCTATAACCGGAGGGTTAGCAACTGCTGCTTATGGGGCTGAGATATCAGCTATCAACCAACGAAAGTTCTTCCCTAAGAAGTTTGCTGAAGGAGGTGTGGTTAACGGACCTTCACATTCTGATGGTGGCGTTCCGTTTACCGTTCAAGGCAGAGGCGGATATGAAATGGAAGGCGGTGAGTACATCGTTAATAAGAGAGCGACTTCTATGCACCGAGACTTACTTGAGCGTATAAACAAGACGGGTAGACTAAATCCAACTGTAGGTAGAATGAAATTTGCCGAAGGAGGTTTAGTATCTTCACCTATGAATGAAAGTGTAGATTACTTAAAGGCTATCGCAGAGGCTACGACCTCAACAGCTATAGGCGTAAGCAAACCAGTTCGTGCTTATGTTACGGACAAAGACTTGCGTACCGATAGTACAGAACGTAGAATTAGAGATAGAAACGACAGAATATAATTATGGCTGACTATATATTTTACAGCGGATTAGACACTTCAAACTTTTCCGCTACAAAAACTACTGCGAATCAGTTTACAATATCAACAGGTACTTTCCTATTAAACGATGCAGTATATATACCTTACAACGATGTTAAAGGTGTATATGCTATATGTATAACCCCCGGCACGAGAACCTTTCAGTTTGATAACGAAGTGTATTCAGATGTGCCGTCTTCATTTAGCTCAAACGCATCCAATCACTGGGACGCAGGTGCTGATATATTGTATAACGATGTTTCTTCTTATAGAATATCTTCTGAAGTAGAGAAAGGATTATTCTCTAAAGCATATAAGTCTTATAGCTCATCAATAGATTATAAGCTTATTATAGGATTACAGCGCAGACAGTTCTTTACAGATACTCAATACAAGTCAACTAAAGAGCTTGTGTTAGCGAGTAATGTTGTGTTTGTAGACACTTGTGATAATGTAGCTTATGGAGTAGGCTTTGAAGGTGATGATTTTGATGTATTCAATAACAAATTCAAGTCATCATTAGAATTTAATATCGCAACACGATAGTATGGATTTTAAGTTAGAGATTAGCAGGACCAACATAGCAAACAGTTACTATGATGTTGACTTGTTTCCACAACAGCAATTAGAATACGATTTAGATTTCTACGATAGTGTGGATATCAGCAAAATAAAACTGCCGTTTTACACAAAGCTTCGTATACCTCTTACTAATAACAATAAAGACTCTAACAGATTTGACTTTGACCCTCTGACAGGTCTTACTGTAGACTATCCTAAAGATGACTTTTACTTTAACATTACTGTATTTGGGTCTTCTTCAACAGAAATAGGTGGTATTTTAAATATAAAATCTTTTGAGTATAATTCCTCACAATCTTATATTGAAGTAGAATTAAAGGATTACTTATCTAAATACCTCGCAGAAGTTAACGGCTTAAAATTAGGAACACTTTACGGAGAAACTACATCTTACTACAGGAACAGACACACTTTTTCAGAATTCTTAACAACCACCGCCGCGGGCGGCGAAGCGGGAGAAATAAATCAAAACCCAGACCCCACAAGGCCTATATCATTTCCTTACGTTGATTTTTGCAATGATGTAGATGGAAAGTTTGGCTATGCTGCTCGGCAATTTTTAGAGTATGGAGCAGGGTTAAACAGAACAGGTATTATGCCCGTGTTCTCTGTGCCAAGATTTCTTGAGTACATAGGTGAGTATTTAGATAGTACAGCATTTCCTGTAAGGGTTGACTCAAAGTTGTTTGCTTTAGGTCAGTATGCAACCAATCCTGCATTCGCTGATTTTCAAGCAGAAAAACTACATATGGTTGTACCTTCTCAACTTCTGGCAAAGCAAGATGTAAACAGAAGGGCTTTTACTGTTAGGCAATCTCCAGCTTGGGCAGGTACAAATAAACGTCTTGAGTCTTGTACTAACTTAGATAACACTATAAAACAAATTCATACGGATTGGTGGGGGTCTATGGAAACCGCAGGTAACTACGGTACGGATGGAGAGGGGAATCCATTATATTCTCTTGAAGAGTGGGGCGCAGATAAACGTATGGGTTTTTATCCCTATGATTTTGTAAATGGTATTGATGAAGATGGTATAAGAGGTTTCTTTTGTCCGAAGGTTTCTTTTAACGCTTCTCTCAGTCTTGCAAACAGTTCACCGGTAACTATTAATGATTTGCAGTACGAGATACCAGTTATTCAAGAAGATAAAATGGTTGAAAGTATACTGTGGCAAGATGTTGATTCCGATATGTCTTGGACGGTAAACATTGGTATCTATGAAGATGGTACAATGGTAAAAAAAATATCATTACAAGATGTATCAGGTAACGATATAATTTTAAACACATCAAACATAACAGGCGCATTAGAGGGGTATTCTAACAAAAACGACATATCGGTAAGCAATATTGGTGACTTTGATTACTTTAAGTGCGGTGACCCTTTATCTAATCAGATACCTACTTTACTTGGGCCAAATGTACCCTTCTATGATAGGTTAGCATTTGAGCCTTTAACAGCTTACTTTCCCTCAGATACTGAAATTTCTGTAAACGGGGGAGGCCAATATAGTATTAACTATTTTCTTGAGCCTTTGGATGGTTCACTGAAAATATCTTACGTTGATGGTTATACTAAATTGACAAGTCCAATAGTTTATTACCAAGCTGCTTCTATTGCCCAAGGTGTTTTTGAAACATATGACATTAATAAAGCAATTACAAGAATAGGGCGTCCAGACGGCAGTGGTAATTATGCTTTATTAAATGTTAAATTTGAATCTAATGCAGACACATTTATATATAAGACCGATGATGAGTTTTCTATTGAGGATTCAATTAATCAAACATCTCCTTTAACGGTATCGGAAATACTTCCTGCGGTTCTTAAAAGATTTGATTGTGGATTGTTTTATGAATTTGATAACGGATTTAATGTCCTTCGTGTAGACCCACTATCTGTGGTTAGAGCAGGAAATCAAAACATTAATTCTTTGGTTGATGACTTAAAGTCAGTTAAGATAACTAATGGTGGCGATAAAGTTAGAACACTTGAAATAAACAACAAAAATTACAATCTTTACTTTGACGATTTAAACAACGATGATATAACAATAGGCTCTACCACTCAAGAGTTAAGCTCAGAAGGTATAGTTGAATTAAAGATAGATTTAAAATCATCTATATACTATCGCTCGGTATGTGGAGAAGAGTCTCAAAGCTATGATGACACAACTAACTATGATGTTTTTAGCGAGAGAGAGTTGGGATTTACGGAGAATATATTTACTCAAAATAAAGATGTGGGTTTAAGGTTCGCGTATTTAGACAAGCCTTTGTACAGGACTAATATGATGGTCCCCTACTCTACATTAAAAGGTTTTTATCAAGATGATAAGATGAAAACTGAAAGTCAGATAATATTCTCAAATGAATCCTTGCCTCTAAGCACTAATATAAGCGGCCAACATATCTTCAACGGAAGATTATTTCACTACAACACAGCAGGTTGGAATCTTATGTTTGAGGATGAAGGTGCTACTACAGATTCTTATGATGAGATATTTGCTGATTCAGAAAAAATACTACAAAGTGAGAACCCGCGTATAGAGTTTGATA